TTTAGTATCAGTCATACGAGAACCTGAAATAATCTTAGTTGATTTAGGAGTCTTCTGGTCATCTAAAGCAATAGACATACGCATAAGATCTTTATACCCAACTAAACCATTTACAGAAGCTTTGGTACCTACGTCACCGGTAGAAATTGTTTCGCTATCTGTAACAGAGTCAGTAACAACGAACATAGTAGTTCCGTCTCCTGATGCTGTATTAAGCAAATCATTTTGCAGTTCTGCTTCTGTTATCTCATTAGCACCTACTACTGATTCTTCAGTAATATGAGATAAGAGGTCAGCATCACTATCAAAATCTACAGATTCTTGTGTATATTCAACAAAAAATCCACGTTTCCTTAGATCAGCTTCTACTTGCAAACGAGTAAAACCAACTCTATTTACACGTCCACCTGTCTCAGAAAGGGCAGGAATTTTAGCAGCAATAGATCCTATATCTTTATTGCTACCATATATATGACCTCCAGTTTCCTGTATACTACCTTGATTCCCTGCAGCAGTTTGTGCGTTACCTTCAGTAGCAAAGTATCCTGCAGTAGTTGCTGTGGCTGCAGTCCATCCTGTGCCAGTTACAATTTCAGTACCAGCAGCATTGAATGCCTGCCATTTAGACGGAGTAATAATTAAACCTGCTGCATCTAAGCCTTGGTCGTTTACGTTACGATCATCAAGCAAAGGAACATATACATCCTGCTTAATTTTCTTACCCATATTTTTAGGCATAGCTTTAACACTAGCCAAAGGAGAAAAATACTGTTTATCCCTGACAGCGATAATCGCTTTTTTCTCGTAAAAATCAGTACGAGCCTGTGCTCCGATACTTGAAGCAGTTGTGCCCGGATCATTATATTGTTGAGCGGCCATAGTGACCTCCTTTTAATTTAATTTTAAATTAAGCATACTTAGCCATAAATTCATCATCAGACAGTGTTAGATAACTAACATCCTGTTTAGAATTATTGCTAGTATTTGTTTGTTTAGTAGGAGCTGCCGCTTTACGATTTTGCTTACGCTTAGCCGAGTCAACATCCCCTATATCCGTTACGTTAGATTGAACAGGTGCTTGCTGATTCCCATCAACAAGTTCCCCATTTTTAGCTAACATATCTATAATTTGTTTGTATGCATCAACATCAGATACTCCAGCTAATTTACCTAGAGCCTTATCTTGTTGCATAACAGCATTCACTTTATCATAGACACCATTTAGCATATGATCATTAATCACCTTAATTACATTAGGGTTTTCTGATACAAACGTTTTACTCTTGTCATCCCATTCTGACGTTAATAAGTCAATGGTTTTATCAAAAGTATCTGTGTGTTTTATGCTATCTAGTACTTGATCTAGCTCATACTCACTGTCTGTTACAGTATAATTATTAGGTTGGTAAGTACTGGCATTTTCTATATCAATGTCATCAGGGTCTACCCCACTATCCTTAACTAATTTAGCAATAGCTTTGCTGTCATTTTTAGATAGATCAATTAAATTATTTAATCTACGTTCATCCAGAAGATTATTATTCTCCAACATCTTAATTAACTTAAGATTAGGTTTTAGTTTGGCCATTTGCTTCTGAGCACCTGCGCCCATCTGCATTAACCTAACTATATCTTCAGGTGATTTGACCTGCATAGTTGCACCATTAGCTTTAAATGGAGCTGTTACCTGGTTGTATGCATCCTCGTAATTAAAAGTATCAGTCTCTTGAGGTGTATCCTCAGGTGTGTCTGTATTCTTTTCATTACTATCTGCATCAACAGATTCTGAGTTAGTATCTTCAGCGAAAGGTTGAGCATCTGCTTGAGTATCCTCAGGCAAAGTGTCCAGTTCTTCCTCTGGAGTGTCTTCTTCAACAATCTCTTGGGTGTCGCCAGTAGCATTATCACTTTCATTACTAATAGTATTATCAGCAATGTCTCCTTCAGTCGTAACTGTGTCAGTCGATTCTTGTGAATCTTCTGTTGCCGAGAGTTCTTTTTGACTTTTCTGTAAGAACTCATCATCTGAAAGGCCTAATACATTATCCATAATTAATTAACCTCCTCTGCGAGAATTTCTTCTCTGGTTTGTTCAAATTCTTTTAAACTAACTTCCATTTCATTACCTCGACGGATAATCATATCAAAATAATTAGATAGACTACCTATCCCAGCAATCATATTATCAATGGAACGTTGTTGTGTTTCATCTAAATTAGTATTACTTTTAGCCATAACTAACCTGGCTGCTTCTTCTTTGAAATAATCATTCATAATTATTTCTTTAAAATGTTTATTCTCAGATAACTTATAAAAATTATCTCGCAGTAAAACTAGTTTTTCTGCTGTAGTTATCTGTATATCTACATGCTCTAAATCATTCATTATTGTATATTGTCTGTTGGTTGCGCCATATTTTGAAAGGCTAATTTATCAAGATCGGATAATCTACTATGATCTTTAGATTCCATATTTTGACTATGCTTTAACGAAGCTATTTGATTCTCATGTTCTCTCCCTACACCGGATTCTTGTTCTAAAAAGTCTAAATCTTTTAAGTCAGACTGACTATCTAATCCTCTAGCTTTAGCTATTTCAGTTTGAGTTTTAGCTGTTTTATACTGAACATCTATAGCATTTTCTTGTCCTTTAGCAGTTTCATTAGCTATTTGTGCTTGTAGCAACTGCAGTTCTAATTGTGCTTTCTGCTCAGCTAATGGATCAGGCTGAATTTGATATTCTGCAATTTGTTTGGCTAACTCAGGCATTTTCCTTAATCGGGCAATATCACTTAAAACCATCTTAGACATATCTAACGGTAAGGAGTTACCCATTGTTTGTAACATAAATGCTAATTCTTGTGCTTTTTCATTATCAGCTTCTGCAGTAGATATATTTAATTTAATATCATACTTGCCGCCTAAATCATTTCTATTAATAGCAACTAATTCATTATTAGTTATTCTTATAATTTCTTCATCATCAAGAAATTCAGCATTCATAGATATAACTTTTCGCCCAATTTGATTTAAACCGTCAGAGAGCCGTCTAAGGATACCTAATTCTCTTTTAGATGTAGCATCAAGAGCAGACCTAATTCCGGTTGCTGTAGACCCTAAAGCTTGCCCTGAAATACCCTGAGTAAATGCTTTTATGCCTGTAAGTGATTCTGCTTCATTATTCTGCATATTTAATACTTCTAATGCAGATCTAGGAATCTCTGGATAAGTTTCCATATAGAAAGCAGACCTAGGATCTGTATTAGCATTAAATTTAAAATCTTCTCCTCTCTCAAACTTCCTAGAATTAGTAATATCTAAAGCATCTTTACGAATACCTTGTTGACCATTTGCACTTCTACCAATAACATCTATTATTCCTCTAGTTACTGCTCCAATAATCTTTTGATTATCTTCTAACAAGTGAGCGTCAGGTTCTCCATATATACTTCTTCTTTTAGGTAAATATTGAACTAAAACAAAAGGTAGCTCTTTATCTGGGTATGGATTTTCTTCTAACCTTATAATAGTACTTCCTACCCATGAAGCAACAAACGGTACTACTTCTCCTGTATCATGTATGTCCCAATATCCCCAGTATTCTTTTACTACAACTTGTTTCCTGGGTGTATCCTGGAAAACAAAGTTACTATCATCTGCAATAGCATGATCTGGTTCACTAAGAATAGAGTTATCATCAAAGTTAATTGAATCTAAATTCTTATATCTACCATCTTTTTTTAATTCTGAAAGAGAAGATTCAAAACTATATACTACAAACTTTGCTTCCTGTATATCCCCATTACAAGTAGGATCTATCACTATATTATTATAGTTACATACTTCCAGTATAGGTTGATTTTTGGTAGTAACAGTTTGTTCTTCCGTGTGTGAACCCACTTGTACTGGGAGTACAGGAGTCCCCTGTTGCATAGTTATTTCGTGTGCTTGTTGTACTTCTATAGGTATTTCTGCACGATACTGCTCAGGAGACTCCTGCATCATAGTATGTAATTGTTGATGCGTTGCTTCTGCGTCTGGAGTAGGTTGTAATTCAAAATCGGGAACTTCTACATCTTTAGTAGTTTCTTCAAACTCCCAACCTACTTTTACTATAACTGTACCTTCATCTACAGCAGCTCTAATATATTCATCTATAAATTTAGTTTTACTTATTTTGCAATTAATTTGGTAGTTCAGTACCTGTCCATTCTGAATAGCTGACTGCTTATCCTCAAAGGTAGCAGGAGCAGTATTAAATAGATCATCTGTAGATAAGAAAGGTTCAGCTAATGCAGAATAACGCCATTCAGCTTGCTTTCTAACTAATTTAGGTACTATTTTACTTCTACCTTT